GGGGTCTTCTACTGCAGAATCCAGTGCATATGTTAAGGCAGGGAAATAATGGAACGATTTAAAAAGTATATTAAAGAAGACTCGAGACTTGATGACAGATTAAAAAGTAGATTAGCTAATTTAGTTTTTATGCCACAAGACCAATTAAAAAAACCGCCGTACGAAAAAATTAAAATATTTCGTGACGGTTGGGAACGTATATCTTTACCTACACCACCTAGAGAAGATAGAGAATTAGATGCTGTTATTGAAGCAGTAGAAAATGCAACTGAACAACAGATTGAAGATTATAAACTGTGTGATCAGAATGCATCATATTTTATAGAAAAACATTTGAAAGATAATAATTTAGAGTATGATCCAAAAAATATTGAGTTTATAGAAGAACAGTGTGTACCTATAGTACGACATTACAAAAACTATTTTAATAGACCAAGACCATATCAAGTGGCGGCTGTATATAACAAACAGCTAAATAGATATGTGTCGGATACTGCAAAGACCCCCGCATATCCCTCAGGTCATGCTATGCAACCAATGGTTGTAGCATTACACTATGCAAAGAAATATCCAAAACATAAAGCTGAACTAATACGTGGAGCTAAAAGATGTGGTTACGGCCGTGTTATTGCTGGTATGCATTATCCATCAGATTACGATGCTGGAATAGAATTAGCTAAACAAATAATGGAATATATAGAACATGAAAAATTTTAATAGTTATTTAGCCGAAGCCAAAAACACTCATATGATTCATATTGAGGATTTAATTTTGGACGGTGGAGTTAAGGGGGCACGCCAAGCAATCCTGGCGCTTAGATCAATGAGGGATATGTTGAGCGGTAATGCAAAAGCACCAATGGACATTACTGTCAAATGGGACGGTGCCCCCGCTGTATTTGCTGGAGAGGATCCAAGAGATGGAAAATTCTTTGTAGCAAAAAAAGGTATATTTAATGCAAATCCAAAAATATATAAAAACCATGATGATATAGATGCAGACACATCTGGTGATTTAAATCGTAAATTAAAAATGGCATTTGATAATCTCAAAGGACTTGGAATCAAAGGTGTTATACAAGGTGATTTTATGTTTGAGAAAAAAGATTTAAAGAAATCAAAAATCAATGGTGAATCACATATTACATTCCATCCAAACACAATAGTATATGCTGTACCAGAAAAGAGTTCACTAGGTAAAGAAATAAGTAAGGCTGAAATAGGTATTGTATGGCATACTACGTATTCAGGTTCTAATTTTGAATCTATGAATGCAGAATTTGGTAAAGAGATTGTACCTAAACTTAAAAAGAGTTCTAAAGTATGGATGGTAGATGCAACGCTCAGAGACTTATCAGGAACAGCAACTCTAACAGCCAATGATAATAAAGAAATATCTAAAAAGCTATCAGATGCTGGAAAGATATTCAAAAAGATAGCAAGTGGTGTACTCAAAGAAATTGAATCAAATAAAGAACTTAATCTTGTAATTAATACATATAATAACACAAAAGTTAGAGAAGGACAAAGAATAACAAATACTAAATCTCATGCAACTGGTTTAGTAATGTGGGTAAGTAATAGATACCAAAAGGAAATAGATAAAAGAAGTACACCAAAAGGTAAAGGTGCTCAGATAGCAAAACGTGATGCATTATTATCATTTTTCAGTAAAGATAACATAAAAAATTTAAAATTAATCTTCGATTTACAGAATTTAGTCATCGATAGCAAATTAATTATTATAAATAAATTAAACAAACTATCTAAAATTGATACGTTTGTAAAAACTAAAAATGGGTTTAAGGTCACCGGCGTTGAAGGTTTTGTGGCAATAGACCGATTAGAAGGTGGTGCTGTTAAGCTTGTAGATAGAATGGAATTTTCTACTAACAACTTTAGCAAAGATATTATAAAAGGTTGGGATAACCCCAACTAAATGGGATACCGAGGAAATACATGTCAGTTAAATCATTTAGCGATTTTTTAACAGAGTCAACAAAGGAAGTTACTTTCGTTTTTGGAAGATTTAATCCACCAACGATTGGACATCAAAAATTGTTCGAACATCTGAAAAAAGTCAGTCGTGGCGGAGCATATAGAATCTATGCTTCAAAATCAGTGGACAGCAAAAAGAATCCATTATTATTCAAAGATAAAATCAAATTTCTCAGAAAAATGTTTCCGAAACATGCACGAAGTGTCATGTCGGATAAAGATGTAAGAACTGTTTTAGATATAGCAGTTAAACTATATGACCAAGGATTTACAAAAGTAACTATGGTTGCTGGGTCAGATAGAGTAAAAGAATTTGATATTCTACTAAACAAATACAACGGTGTCAAAGCAAGACACGGTTTTTACGAATTCCAAGGTGCTATAAATATAGTTAGTGCTGGAGAAAGAGATCCGGATGCAGATGGCGCAGTCGGTATGTCAGCTTCAAAGATGCGAATGGCCGCTCAACAAAATGATCTTGAAGGCTTTTCTAAAGGATTGCCTTCAGGATACCAACCTAATGATTTATTTAATGCGGTCAGAAAAGGAATGGGTTTAAAAGAAAAGACATCTTTTAGAAAGCATATACAATTATCTCCAGTATCAGAAACAAGAGAAGAGTATATAGAAGGAAGTTTATATTCAAATGGTGATTTAATTCGTATAAAAGAAAGCAACGAAAAAGGTACTATAGTTTATTGTGGTGCAAATTATGTTATCGTGGAATCAAATGATATTAAGAAAAGATATTGGTTAGATTCCGTAGAAAAGGTCAATGAGTATAACGAAATTGGTACTAAGAAAACACTTAAGAATTATTTAAAAGCAACACCATTTTCAGAAGTTAAAGTCAAACAAGACCCTGATATAAAAGATAGAAAAGGATCACAACCTGCAGGGTATTATAAAGGTTTAAAAACAAAATCAACAAAACAAGCTAGAGCTAGACATTTTGCTAAGAAGTCTAAAATGGACGATGATAATCCAAAGGCATATACACCAGCTCCTGGCGATGCTACTGCAAAAACAAAACCATCAAAACATACGAAGAAGTTTAAACAAATGTATGGTGAAATGGCAGAGCATTTAACATTTGAAGATTTTACAGTATCAGAACAAGATACTAAAAAGGCATTAAGAAAAAAGGCTGATAAGTCAGGAATGCCATACGGTATTTTGAAAAAAGTTTTTGATAGAGGAGTAGCTGCTTGGAGAACAGGACATAGACCAGGTACTACACCTGTACAATGGGGATTAGCAAGAGTTAACTCTTTTGTTACTAAAAGTAAAGGTACATGGGGAGGCGCCGATAAAGACCTTGCCGCTAAAGTTTAAGGAATAAAAATGAAAAATTTTGTAGAAATAAGAAGAGAACTTAAAGAGGCTGCTAAAGGACTTACACTTATTGTTCAAGTAAAAGGATTTAAAGGCAAACTCAGAAGTTATGACGAAGAAAGAATGAGTGACGGTGATTTCGGATTAGGAGGTCTGTTAGGTATTGAAACAGATGCAACTGAATATAAAAAGTATGGAAGAGATGTAGTATCATATCAATTTCCATCAGGTTATGAAGAGGATGTAAAAGAAATGTTTAGAATGGCAAAGAAAAGTGCGTCTGATATGAGTAAGTATTCGAAATATACTGCAGATATGATTAAAAAGAATCCGGATAAAGATCCATCAGATTTTCCTGGTAATAAACCACTAGATGATTTTTATATCGGAGCTTATTATAGTAAAATGATAACACCAGGTAAACCTTTTGTTTATTCTGTTAAAATTAAGTAGAGGAAAAAATGAAATTTAAAGAACTAAGAGAAAAATATAGAAGTAAGTTCCCAGCGTCTCTAGTTGCTGCTGCCGTTAAGATTGCTCTTGACATGGGTGGTAATATGACTGGTGCTTATAAGAAAATTGAAAAAATGAAACGTGGGTTAGGGGACGACCCAATGGTTAAAGATGCATTAAGATTAGCTAATGAATCAGTAGAAGATATGAAAGAAGATAAAGATATACCATTTGGTTATACATTCTTTGATATGGGTGACGTAAGAAAATTCACAGGACTAATTAAAAGCCTAAAAGGTTTAGAGTTAGTAAGTAGTGAAAAAATGAAAGGCGGACAATTCATAGTAAGAGTTAAAGGACCAAGAAAGGTTGTAGCAAAAGCTAATGCTCTCGCAATCAGAGTAATGTCAGAATTTGTAACAGAAAATATATCTGAAGTAACTATTTCTATTGACGAAAAAACTAGATTAAAATCTGGGAAAGGTAAAGGTAAAGCTGATATAGATTATATTGGTTCTACAGATTTATCAAAAAAATTAGAAAAGAAATACAAAATTAAAATTAAACCAACTGGTCAAACAATGGCTGATGTAATGGGTGATAAGAAAAACCTATTAAACTTTTTATCTGACTATATGATGTTAGATGATGAGGATATTGAAGACCTATATCCAGAAATTTTATCATAATGAAAACATTTAAACAAATTAGAGAAGATAAGTTTCAGTTAGTAGACATGGATGCTGATACAGCAAGAGTTGCAGTTCAACTCGCTAAGAAAGCTGGTTTACAACCAAAAAGTTATAAATCAAGAAGCGGTGGTTTAGATATATCAGTAGAAGGACCTAAGAAAAAGGTAGCCAAGTTTATAATGTCATTACCGGAGTCAACGAGGAAGAATGAAAACCTTTAAAGAATTCAGAAAACAAGAAGTAGTTAAAAAACTAAAAAAGTTAAAAGGTATTACTAAAGACCAAATGGCTGCTTTAAGTACTATGAATCCTGTAACATTACAAACAGTAATAAATCAACTTTCCACATTAGTAAATGGTGGTAATATTGATGAAAGGTCTGCATTAGTAATGGATATACCAAACATTATTAAAACAATGCTTAAAGATGTACAGACTAAATTAGAAAAAGAACTCAAAAGAGGACAAACAGAATTAGCAAATAATATAGGTCGTATTGTAGGACTTAGAGTTACTACAAAGGGTCAAGCTAAAAATAAAGCTTTCCTATATGATTTAGAAAAAGGATTTAGAAAAACAAATCCTAGAGGGTCAAGTAGAGGTAAGTAATGATAGGTTTTAGAACATTTTATGCAATGGCAACCGATGAAGATATACAAGAAAAAGGAAAAGGTCTTTGGCATAATATACATCAAAAACGTAAACGTGGTGAACGTATGCGTAAGAAGGGCGAAAAAGGAGCTCCTACGCAACAAGCTATGGATAGAGCTAAAGCTGCTTCTGAAGGAACAGGTAAAAAGAAAGGTGAATCTTGGGAAGATGGATTTAAAAGAAGAGTTGTAAAAACAACTAAACCAGAGCATAAAGAAAAAGGTTATAATTGGAGAATAAAAGGTAAAGAAAGAGATGAAATATCTATTAAACTCTATAAAACTAAACCAGATTATGGTGAATTTAAAAAACAAATGAAGAGGGTAGCAGGACATGAGTTCGGAGGTTAAAACATTTACTGAATGGAAAAAAAGGTTTGACCTTTATGAAGGTAAATATGTACCTTTAGAAATGCCTATGGTAGAAGCACCCGAATTAAATAAACCTAAAAGATCTTCGGGTCCAAGTAAATATGTTGTATATGTAAAGGATCCGAAAACAGGTAACGTTAAAAAAATAAATTTTGGTGATGCAAAAGGCGGTTTAGCTGCCAAGATAAATGATCGAGACGCAGCAAGGAATTTTGCTTCAAGACATAACTGTGATACTAAAACAGATAAAATGAAAGCAGGATACTGGGCATGTAGATTACCAAAATTTGCTAAAGAATTAGGAATGAAAGGTGGCGGCAACTATTTCTGGTAAACTAAATTTTCCTTTTGTGGAAGAAGTAGATATCGGTGGAGTTATTCGTACTTTTTATCCTACAAAAGATGATTCTGAATATGTATGGCATAGGGACTTAGAGGACCGTGAGATTGAAGTACTTGAAGGAGAAGGTTGGCAATTTCAATATGATAATTGTTTACCTTATTTACTAGAAGAGGGTATGATCTTTGAAATTAAAAAAGGTGAATACCATAGATTAATCAGAGGGGTTACCCCTCTTAAATGTAGGGTTATATTCAGAAATGAGTGAAGAAAGAAAACAAGTTTATACTATACAATCTCAAAGATTGGATAGGATAGAAGAAAAGATTGACCAAATGGGTGAGGCTATTGTAATGTTAGCTAGAGCTGAAGAGAAAATACATACTCTTACAAGTTTTAGTAAACAACAGTCAGAACAGATACAAAATCTTATAAATAGAATAGACAGAGTTGAAAACTTGGCAACAGGTAATTCTAGCACTGTCGCATTAATTAACAAAGTTTTTTGGTTAATTGTTGCTGGTTTAATTGCAGCATTTACCTGGGAAATGGTTTTACACAGTGGTTACTTTAACGGAGGATAACGAAATGAAACTAACTGATAAAGAAGGCCTAGAGATTGCATCCGTCGTCAAAGATGTGTTGGAAGGAAAGGCTGTTAAAAAAGAAATGATGAAAAAGAAAAAAGAAGTCAAAGAGGTCGAAGAACCAAGACCTGCTGGCGAAAAAGAGTTTAAGAAAAAGCATGTGATTAAAAAATCAGGTGAAAATCCAGATGGTTCAGTTACTAAAGAAGCTGCAACTCCTGAAGAAAAAGCTCAATTAGCTCTTAAACAGGCTAAAGAAAAAGAACAACTTAAGAAGAAACAAGATATGGAAAAAGAAAAATTGAATTCTGAAGAAGTTGAAAAAGAAGTTGAAGAAGAAGTAAAAGCAGAATCTAAAAAAGAAAAATATCAAAAATTCTTTCAAGCTGCTCTGAAAAAGTTTGGTGTTAAATCACCTGCTGAATTAGAAGGCGATAAGAAAAAAGAATTCTTTGATTACGTGGATAAAAACTACGAAGCTGATAACGAAAGCGACTAATATAAAGTTATATATAATTTTATAATATGAAAAATTTTGATAAATTGACACATAGGAATTTTAAGCTTTATGCAGCTAAGCACTATGATAACCCAGAGTGTTTAGACATAGAAGAGTTTAAACAAGACCTTAGCAGATTTAAATACCTCAAGAGATTACTCAAGAGGTATGAATTAACTGGTGATTTACAAGTAAGATTAATACTTAATCATATTATAGTTTTATATAATGTGTTTGGTATTAAGCCATGTAATAAAATGATGTGGTTTAAAATCAATGATGAACATTGGCATGTAATTAAACCATTCTTAGTTTATTTGCATTACTTACCTGAAGAAGAAAAGGTTGAAATACCAATGGATCCATATATAGTAGATGTATTAAGGAAACTATGACAAGAACAGTATTAATTAGAGAATCATTAAAAGCAGTTGCTGACTTTGCTTATGCTATAAGGTTTCTTAAATTACTAGTTACACCTTTTGATAAAACAGATGCTTTTAAACTTGGTGTCATTGATGATAAAGGTAAAGTATTAAAGAAAGGTAAAGAAAGAAAAACAAGAGAAGAAAAAGATTCTTATACTGTATTCCATAGATTAGTATTTAATCTCAAAAAGATTATTCCATTAGGTAAATTAGGTTCTTACGCTTCAGCACTATTTCTCATTAGAGAACATACAGGTATGACTGATGAAGAAATAGAAAATGCATTGAATAAAGCGGAACTAACACTAGACGATTTCATACATGAAAGTAGTCACTACGTAACAGATTTTGAAGAATTAAAAATAGGTACATACATTCTTAAAGATGATTTATGTCACGAAGAAACAGGCGAAGACATATTTAAAAAAGGTACTAAAATAAGAGTAGATGAACATACCATTCCTGTTGGTAACATTTTAAATATAAATATATTTAAAGCTAAACATATTAATACAGGTATGGACATACATGTTTCACAGTATAACATAGAGAGATAAAATGGCAACAAAATATACAAAATCATTTAATGAATATATAAAGCAATGGGAAGATGCTGCTGCCAATTCTGTCAGCGGTGGTGGTGTATCTTTACCAGCTGATGCTATGGGTAGTAAAGCTTTACTTAAGAGAAAGAAAAGAGTTTATGATGGCAGAACTAAAGAGGGCAAGAAGTTTATAGAACGAATGCTCGCTAGGAGAGCACAACGTGAAGCAAATAAGAAAACTGATTAATTGGGTAATAAATTTATTTACCACACGTTATACTATTCACATATCCTATGATAGTGAATGGGGTAATGCAGACGATAGAATGTTTAAAAACGTTCGAAAGATTAGTAAACAAACATTTAAAGAATTAAGGTTTATTGACGAAAATAAAAAAAGTATTAATATAAAAAGTGAAAGTGGATTAAGATATAGAATAGAGGAACAATAATGTATCAATTTTTAATAGGAATTATAATAGTATTAGGACTTGGTGGTTATTGGTTATATGATGAAAATCAAACGCTAAAAGGTAATAATATAAAGCTTGAAGCGGCTGTTGAAGAACAGAAAGAAACTATAAATTCAATCAAAGAATCATACGAATTACAAGGTAAAGAATTATCTAATCTTGCTCGTAAGAATGCTCAGATTGAAGCAGATAAGGATAAATATTTAAGTATATTATCTAAACATAATTTTGAAAAACTGGCTATTGCTAAACCTGGTTTAATGGAAATCAGATTTAACAAAGGTACAGAAGAAGTGATAAAGGAGATTGAAAATGACACTAAAAACATTAGTGACCTTGACAATGGTAGTTCTGATTAGTGGTTGTTCACTATTAGGAGAAAAGAAAATAGAGGTTGTATCCAAACCAGTAGAGTTACAAATCATACAACCAACCCTACCTAGGGAAGTCTCTTTAAACACTCCAAAATGGTATGTAGTATCCGAAGCAAGAATTGCTAATCCTTGTAAAAAAATAGAAGGCGAAACAAAACGGCCAAAGACATGTTCTCTAGAAGATAGAGAAAATCCAACATGGCCAGAAGGGTATACTTATCTCGATAGATTTCTTGATGAAATGAAAGCTCAAAATAATGGTGACGTTGTTTTTGTAGCTACGACTGTTGGTGATTATAAACAAATGACAGTTAACAATCAAGAGATTCGAAGATATATTAGAGAATTAGGTGAAGTTGTAGTTTATTATAGAAATGTAACTTTACCAAATGGTGAAGAAGGCGTTGGAATTGAAGTAGAGAAACAATAATGTGGGGTTTAATATTAAAAGTATTAAAACTTATATTTTCTCTAGCTTCAAAAAATATTGCTTTTAAACCACTACATCCGTGGTTGTTAAAATTAGATGCATGGTGCGAAAAGAAACTTGGTATTGATATAATCAAACAAGAGAAAAAGTTTCACGAAAAGTACCCAGGCATATCAAAAAGAATCGCTGTTTTAGAACGAGATTCTCACCCTCCTATCTGCTTGAAAGATTTTGATGGATACCAAGAATTGGTAAAAAGAATAGAAAAATTAGAAAAAAAGTAGTTTACATTTAGAGTAAACTGTGGTATAATATATAATATTATGAATGGGATAAACACAATGAACGTTACAAAAAGAGACGGAAGCATTCAGCCTTTCGATTTAGATAAAGTACATAAAGTTTTAGAATGGGCAGTAGAAGATATCACTGGCGTATCTATATCTGAAATAGAGCTAAAAGCAAATATTCAACTATTCGATAAAATCCCAGCATATGATATACATGAATTATTAATTAAATCTGCGGCTGAACTCATTTCAGATGCAACTCCAAACTATCAATTTGTCGCGGCAAGGCTTATTAGTTACAAATTAAGAAAAGAAGTTTATGGTCAATACGAACCATTTCATTTAAAAAAATTAATAAAGAATA